CGATCTGCGGAAGCATCTGCATCACTTCAGTGCGTACAGTCTGCTGGACGCCAGTGGAAAGATTGATTGTTTGATTGACCGTGACTCCGCCGCCGGCCATATCGCCGTTCGATACGACGTTGCCTGATCCATTCGGGACGAACAGTTCGGGTCCGCGCTCACCGACGATGTATGGCTTGTTTCGTGTGACGGGTCCGCCCATTGCGCGAAGTCCGACATCTTGTGCAGCCAACATGCGTGACTGCTGTGATCCCGGATTCGTGCCATAAGTCACACCGGTCAATGACCCCAATGCGCTCGACAATGGACCCATAATGCTCTGCTGAATCTGCATCCGGATCAGATCACGGATGATGCTATTCGCCATCGAACGGAACGCATCGGCTGCTGATGCAGTACCTGTGGCCACATCGACCAGACCATCTTCAACCGTGCGAAGTGCGCTCTGGTTGAACTGCTGCATCGACTTGCTGGCTTCTTTTACAGAATCAGAAACACGCGCAAAACTTTCGGCTGCTTGGCCCCCAGCACTGACGGTCAGAATGAACTCATCATGTAGATCGGACGTGCTCGACTTGGCATCATCAATCGCTTGCGTCACACCAGGTAACGCCGTGTCCATCATGCCAAACTTTTCAAGCAGGCCATCAAGCGCACCGGTCACATCCGCCAATGCGATACCAACCGCCAAGATCGGGCCACCGAATGAGCGCAACAATGCGCGTCCAGAAATCTTTGACACCTTACCGATCACGATCATGTTTCGGATCACGCCAACCATTCCGTTGGTGAAATCAATCAGCTTATTGACTGCGAACGCAATGACGAAAAACCGGACCGCTTTGGTGATCGTGTTCAGGTTATCCAAGAACCAAGAAAAGCCAGCGATCAGTCCCTTGACCGCCGGTACAAGAACGTCCTGAAGTTGCTGTGAAATCTTCGTCAACTGCGGGGCCGCTTCACCCATTGCCTGAATGAAAGCACCTTGAATTGACGCACGAAGCGATAGCATCGAGTCGTTGAATCTTTCAACTGCTGATGCGCGAGTGTTGTCGATCGCAAGCCCAAGACGTTGTGCTTCTTGTTGTGTTTGAATCAGTGCAGCCGATCCGCCTTCCAATGTGTTGATCAAGCCAACGCCTTCGGAATCGAAGAGCTTAAATGCCAAACGCACCTTATCGGATTGATTGGTGACCTTTTGGAATGCATCCGCCACGATCAGCATTTGTTGATCAAGTGGCAGTTTCTGGAGCGCGGCTGCGTCCAGGTTCAATTCTTTCAACGCATCCTTGGCTTCACCCGTTCCGTTTGATGCTTCAGCAAGACGCCGGGTGAAACGCTGCAATGCCATATCAAGCGTGTTGGAAGCCACGCCACTGAGTTCTGCAGCGAACCGGAAGCCGGCAAGTGCTTCAGTGGTAATGCCCAGCTTGGCGGATACTTTCGCCAAAGAGTCCACACTGGCCAATGCATTTTTGGCAAGCAAGCCAAAACCGGCTCCACCCGCCAAAACGCCCAGTGCATTCTGAACATTAAAGATCGCATTTTTGAGATTACCCATCGAACGACGGACAGACGAAAGCGCAGACTTGGTTTTATCTTGTGCGCTTAGAACTATTTTGTGATCTGTCTTTGTTGCCATTGTGCTTCATCTCGTAATACGCGAACCACCGATTGAACTCAGTGACACTCATTCGCTCCACTTCCTGAAGCGAGCATCCACGGAGGTCCGCCAAGGCATAGGTCTGCCAAAGCAAACCCCCGTCAGTTAGTTTTTTTCGGCATCCTCTGGGGTTTCAATCCCACTGAATACCTGATTGAACAGATCAGCAACGTCACCAACTGGCATCCGCATCAACTTCGGCTTGTGCTCAAGAGTGAAAACACGCTCACCCTTTTCGTCTTCAACCTTGCGAATGATGACCTCAACCATCCCAGCTAAGTCCGTTCCGTTCATCACGTTCGGATGCTTTTTCAGGATGTGCTGAAGATCGCTCACTGTCACCGCACCGGCATACAGAGTTTGACCGCGCCACGTGAACGCTTTGCGGCTGTCACTCCACTCCAAAAGTGTGTCAGCTAGACTCATACAGTTGTCTCAGTCAGGTCGCCGTTGCCCTGGAGTGTGAAGTTCGCAGTGATCATTTCCCCAACTGACGTTGAGATCGTGCGACCAGTGATGATTCCAGAACCGGTGTAGTACGTTGAACCAGAATCTTCACCTTCAGGATAGATCGAGAAAGTGACTTCAGTTCCAACGTCCAACGCCAACTGACCATTGGTGTCAGTCTCGTCCCAGAACGCATCCAGTGAAGCAGTGAACTGCTTGAGCGTTGATTTATAAGTACGTGCTGCGTCTCCAATTACTGAATCTTCAACCACGTCGCTTGTGTACTCGATAGAGTATCCAGTAATTTCGGCGACTGAATTTGAGCCGACCTTGATTACTCCTGATGCCGCTGTATGCGTTGCCATTGTAAAGCCTCCTCAGATGGCGATTTCGGGTTGCCCCGACTCTGTACGATATTGTACTTGAAAGGTCAAGCGAATAGTACCAACTGGCTGCTCAGAGTCGCCAGAGTAAGTCGCTTCGGTTCCGGTTAGTTCTGTGTTTACTGCGAGTCCGCCAAGTTTGGGATCGTCCAAAATGGCTTCTTCAACTTCGACCGCGATCTGATCAAGCGTGTCATCGAAGTTCGAGATCGCCCGCACATAGCCTTCGACGTTCACATCGACCAGGCGATTCTGCATCCGCTTTGTTCCGAATGCGTCTTCGTTCGATTCTTCGCTTGTCGTGTAGATGATGACCGCCGGAAGTTTAGCTGCTTGCATCGGATACACGCGAGATTCAAACACGTTCGTCCCAGTGGCCGTCAGACCGGTCAACTGCGTGCCGAAGTATTCGCGGATCGTCTTTCTGACGTGTGCCATTATTGCGCCTCCAAGACCAGCATTGTCATGCCCTGGCCATCTGGCTGAATGTCCGTGACCACGTAATTGCTTCCGTTAATCACCGCAGTTGTGCCTTCGGCTGCGCCACTGGCATCCGACGTGCGACATAAGATCATCGCTTGCTGAATGCTGAACTGAACTTCGCCGCCGGCATCCACTGGATTGTAGTCGTTTTCAAAGATCGCAATGATGTCTGTTCCGCCAAGCTCGACTGAAATACCAAAGTCGTTGAGCAACACCAGGCGTTCAATATCTGTTTCAACTGCCATTATGGCCTCCTTGATTGCGCTCGATCACCGCTGAACAGATGCGCCTGCTGACGCTTACTGTCTGATTCACTGAGCCGATGCATGATCACTGTATCAGCCGGCGGAGCTTTGCGCCTGTGTTCAATTCTAAAGTATTCCTCTGGAATATCGGAAATTTTTAATGACGGAAAATGTTTCCACGTCGCCTCAAGCGATGACTCATCCGACAGTTCGCCAGTGATTTCGATCCATTGATCCACGAAATCAAGCACCAATGGATTATAGTCAAACCACATCGTGCCAACATGCCAGGCGCGTTTGCGGCTTTTATCCATCCTTTTCGCCGCAAAGTCTGCGTCCAATGAATCAAAGAACGTGGGTCGCTTGTAGATCGAACCATCGACATCAATCCAAAGCACCGGGCGTTTCTCTTCGTGCAGCATGTCGCGGATGAACTCCGGCTTGATGCACGTGTTCTGCAGATACCCTCCACGCGATTCACGTTCTTCGATCCGTGATTCCAGATTGAGATTGTCGCACTCTTTCTTCAGCCGCTTGGCGTGCTCCGGATAGGTCCAATCCGGCGTGTAAAATGAAATGATCAACGGCAGCATGATTCCAAAATCTCTCTCATTGGTTTTGTATCAACTTGTCCCACTGTGAACTGCGGGTCGTCGAAGTCCGATAATACCGTATCCAATCCGACCGACGCGAAGTGGTCCGCAAACTTCAGACCGTCGCCGTGCAAGCGATCGGAGAACTTCACCCAAGCAGCCGGTATGCCGTATGCATGAGCAACGATCAAACCGTGCAAACTGGATGAAATGATGGCCCTGCAACTTGTGATCTGTTCTGTGACTTTCCGAACGTCCGGATTCAGCAAATCAATCACCAAAGAGTCTGGATGCGCTTTCTTCACGTCATCGAAATCCACATGATGCGGAACGATTCCAATATCGTGAATTTGCGATATTCCATCCAAGATTTCGGGAAGCAAAAACGCCGCGTCGCCATAAATCTCTGGGCATGTACCGCCAGCATCAATGATCTTTTGGCGAGACAACGGACCGCGCACCCAGTGCCAGTTCGCATTTTTGCAAACTTCATCTGCCTGGCGAATGAAACCGCTGCCGAAAATGTGCATACCAGGTCGCGCCCACTTAGCGATCGAGCCAACCATCATCGCGTCCGCTTTCTCTCTCCTTGCAAATTCGTAATTGAGATTCAGATTTGCAAGCAAAAACGGAGTCAGAATGTCGCCGTAGTTCGGCGGATTGTCATACCACCAGAACTTCATTTTGATCCCAAGGTCTTGGTTTGCCGTGGAAGTACACGATGCTTGCATTCCGCCAATCGTATGAACCATCACGCACGTCTGCTTTGTAAGACACCACATCGTCAGTGAAGTCCTGAACATACTGCGCGTTGATGATCGTTTGTTCTAAAAATTCCTGATCTCCGCCAGGAATCTTAGTTGGGCAGTTCTGCTTTTTGTAAGCGTCCCAAACCGAAGTCACATCACCCGACCAGTACATGATCCCCGATCCCATTGCCTTCGGATTTCTTTGACCGCGATACGGATCGCGTAAACATGCGAATTGACTATTGGCAATCTTTGCCAACCAGTGATCGCAGTTCCCAACGATCATCGTATCCAGATCAACGTACAGGCACGGACCTTCGATCTTGAACAGTTCCATCTTTGACCACCAGCCGGGCAAGTCTTCGCGCAAGGCAATGCGATTGCATTGCAGCTTCACGTTGCTCAAGCAAATGAACTCCGCCTGTGGAATGTGTTTCTCCACCTGGCGTTGCAGCGAGTAGACGTGCTCCGGCTGATATTCCCCGCCAGTGCGGAGAACTGTCAGAAACTTCATACAGTTTTCTTTTTGTACGACCGACGCTTCGTTGTCTTTGGTGCATCACTGGTTTGCAGTTCAACCGCACGATTGACGACCGGCTTGTCCTGCTCCACGAAACGCTTGGCGCGTCCGCGAGAGATCAGCGTGTGTGCATCGAAGTCAGACAGTTCCAATACTTCGCCAGCGTCACGATGGTGACCGTCCCAGCGAATACTTCCAATCAGTTCAACTTTCATTGGTGAATCTCCTTGAGTCTCCCTGACGCGAAGAATATCCGTTCAGGGTGTTGAAGTGTATCAATAAATTCTTTAACGCGACGCAAATCCGACTTGCAGTGTGAATGCCGCTGCATCTCTTTGCATTGCGGACCCTCCCACCAATACTCACGATTGCCTTTCTGATCATACTGATCCATTCCGCAAATGTAGATTTCTTCAAAGCCAAGATAGTCGGCTGCGTAAATCGCACGTTGCCCAGAGTATCCCATTGGCGGCCAGATGCCGGCATGAATCACGTTGGGCAGATTGTATTTGTTGAGATGCGTGATGAACTTGCAGTGTTTCTTTTGACTCACGATGTCCCAAACGTCTCGATCGGAAAACACCAGGTAATCAAGTGGCAAGATCATCGCGTGCTGATTGACGCCGATCAGATGGTCAACTTCCGGTATGGAATCCAGATCATGTGGTAATGATGTGCCGCCGCATAGAACTGCAGCCGTTTTGCCCCGATGAATGTCTTTGTAGTTGTGTATCTGATCCATAAAAAAAGACGGGGCCGAAGCCCCGTCTCTCCTCAGTTATCACGCAGTGGTGATGTCCTGAATTGCAGCGAAAGATTCTGCATGACGCACCGCAACGTCGATGTCTTGGTACAGTGC